GGTCTCGATGTCGTGCGTAAAGCCGGCGATGGTCTCGCGAGTCTTCGCGTCAAGCACGAGCACGTCGACGGCATCGCTGCCACCCTTCGGCGTGTACTGCTCGATGGTGATCGCTGGCGTCTCGCCCTTCTCGCCCTTTGCGTCGACGACGGGGATCTTGGTGGCGGCGAGCTCGCGCAGATCCTCGGCACTCAGCCCGCCATAGCCTTCCTCGACGAAGACGCACGCGGCGAAGTCGGCCGGGTTGCTCTTGAGAACGCTCGCCGCATCCGCCTCCGGCAGCAACCGGATGCGCATGTCGGTGCGGTTCCACGTCACTTCCTTTGCCGATGACTGGAGCGGCGTACGCGGCTTCGGCCCGAGAGTGCGGCCGAGATAGCAAAGAGGAACGGCCATCAGTAGACCTCGCGGGTTGTGGAATGGATCTTCGACTCGAAGGTGAAGCCGATGAGCGTGCGCAGCGCAGCGCCTTCGAGCGTTGGCTTCGCAGCGTCCACCGTCGCCCACTCGCTGAGCGAGTACGCCCACGGGCTGCCGGGGTTGTCGTCGTTCTCAATAACGCCGGGATTGTCGCTGCCGTAGGTGAGGCTCTTGATGACGCCGACGACACGCGAGCGCGAGAGCGTCAGCGCACCGAGCAGCTGCGCGGGATTGGGCAGGCGCAGCAGAAACGCCCAACGCGTGCTCAGCGCGTTGAAGCCGCCGCCGAGCGGGGTTTCCTTCGAGCTGTTGTGCGCGAGATAGCCGGCCGGTATGTCTCCGCCTTCGGAAAGCGCCAGCAGCTCCTCGCTCTCGACCTGCTCCAGCGTCCTCAGGTAGGTGGCGATGGCGTGCGCCCGGTAGCGCTTCATCAACACCTCGGCGATGCGCTCCTCGACGGTCGGCTGTAGGCCGAGCGCGACAAGCTCCGGGTCGGCGCCGACGATCTCAGGCAGCACGGCGTTCCTCGAACAGGGAGTCGGCAAGCTCCTCGAGCGCCCAATCGCCGTCCGCCTCGCTGATGAGGATGAACGGCCGCGGCGGCACGATCTTGCCGGGGATCATCGAATCCTCTGCGGTGGTGATGCCGAGTTGTAGCCAGCCGGCGCGAGACTTCGCCGAACCGGCAGCCGCCTCGCGATCCGTCACGAAGATGCCGATCGAATCGAGCAGGTCGCCGCTGTCGATCAACGGCGCGGACCCGCTACCGCCACGTTGCTGGCGAATCTTCAGCGTCACCGGCGACAAGGGCGCGAAGCCGCCGGCGCGGATGTTGTCGCGGATGCTGTCGGCAAAGCGCTTCGCGATGCGGGTCAGCACCTCCGACTTGTCGCCCTTGAACTTGCGCTGCGCCGTGAGCAGCGTATTGCTCAACTCGGCAGCGCCTTCGAGGTCGAGGCGGATCTTCACTGGCGGTGCCCCATTCCGCCGAGGCTGTCCATCTCCAGCGTCAGCGGTCGGTCGAGCGCGCTTGCCGACCGTCGCGCCGCAGCGACCACCGGCCGCGAACTGTCCACCGCCGGCGAGTCGACCAGCAAGGCGCTCATCTGACCAGCGCCAATGCGGCCGAGATCCTCGACGGCGAGCTGATAGTCGGCGATCACCTTGCCGCTGCGGCTGTCGTAGTGGTCTTCGAGGTAGTACATTGTCACGTAGCCAACGAGGGACTTCAACGTGTCCGACGTCGTCTCGGGCGTGGCCGGGATCTGCGCGTCCGTGAACCGGCCGAGCAGAATCGACAGCGCCTTGTCTTCCGCGCGCAAGATCGTGCGCTCGACGAGCCCGTCTTCCTCGACGCCGCTACCATCGCGAGTCGCACGGCGGCGCACCGCTGCATCGCCGTGCTGACTGCGAAGCTCCGCGTCGGTGAGGAGACGGGTGGTCATCGGTTAGCGCTTGACCTTGCGGCGACGACGGGCAGCGGGGGCCGCGGTCTCCGCCTCGGCGGGCTCTTCGTCCGCCTCTTCGTCGACCTCTTCCTCGGCCTCGTGCTCTTCCTCGTCTTCGACGGACGCCGCAGCGGCAGGCGGCGCCTGCGCCTTCACGCGCAACCCCGGCGCGCTCGGGTCGGTGGACTCGGGGGCGCGCAGGTTGGAGTCGTGAAGGATCGCGTCGAGGGCTTCCTCAGTGACGACCTGCGCGCCTTCGACATCGGGATCGGTGGACACGAGCACTTCGGTCGCGCCGAACGCGAGGCCGCCGCGCCGCCTGACGTGATCCTCGCCGCGGCGCGTGATAGCGCCAACGGCGCGAACGGTGTAGGTGCCGGTCGCCATGGCCTACTCCTGGATGCGGACGGCCGCGTGCGGCAGACCGGCGGCGAAGCCGAAGATGGCGTCGGTGCCGTAGAAGACTTCTTTCGTCTGGAACTGCTTCGTCGTGTCGGTCTCCAGCGCGCCCGGCTCCTTCTGGCTCATGAAGAACACCGGGCGCGGGCCGCCCGGCGTGGCGTCGATCACGTCGATCTTCTTCTCGTCGCCGCTGACCGGAGCGAGGTCCTGGTACAGCGAGAACTTGCCCTGCCAGTCGTTTTGGATGGTGCCGCCGTCGCCATCGGGGAGCGTCGGCAGAGTGAGCAGGTCGTAGTACCCGAGATAGGTGTCGAAGCTCTTGGCGAACACGGTGAGCGGAGTGGGGTTGGCCTTGATGATCGTGACGTAGCGCAGGCGATTGCGGCGCAGGCGCTGCATCGCGAGCTGCAACTCGCGGCGCGCCTCGAGCGGGGTCGGCTTGCCCGACGTCGCCCGGCTGTACCCCTCGGTGGAGAGGTCGAGCACGTTCGAGAACGTGGTGCCGTCGCCGTCAACGTGGTCGGTGTCGAACAGCGCTTGGTCGTCGTACGTGGTGTCCGCATTGACGCGCATCGGCTCGTACGCGTGGACCACCTTGCCGTTGTCGAAGCCGGCCTTCATGTAGCCAGCCACCTGCTCGGCGGTCGTGATGAACGAGCGGTCGCCGTCGAGCTCGACTTCCTTGAGGTCGAGCTTGAAGGTCATCTCGTACATCTTGAGCGTCATCTCGATGGCGTTCCGGAAGAGACCGAAGGTCTTGCGATCCCCGATCCACTCGCGCATGACGGGCAAGGCGTTGATCCATTCGATCTTCTGCGTCCGCTGCCGGCCGGCCGAGGGGATCGTCTGCGCGAAGTCGGAGATGTCGATCGGCTGCTTGTCGAAGTCGACGAGCAGCTTCCGGGTTGCCAACACGGCGACCGTCTTGAGTGCGGTGGGGTCGAAGCTCATGGCGGTCGCTCCTACGCGCCGCGCAGCGCGTTGATGGCTGCGGCGAGATCGGCGAAGTTGTTGCGGATGGGTCCGAGGATGTTGGCGACGATGTCGTCGCGCAACGCGTCGGCGGTTGCCGGGGTGTCAGCGGGGTCGGGGATCGCCTGGAGCGTGGTGTTGGCGGTGCCGGTGGTGTTGTCGGTCAACGCCGCGATGAGCGTCGCACCGATCCCGCGCTGAGCGGCCACGCCGGGGATGTAGACCTCCCACAGGCCGGTCGGCGCGTCGTACTGGATCAGCACGCCAGCGAACACGTTGCCGGCGACGGTCGTCACGCTGTTGTTGTTCACCATGTAGACCGGCAGGCCGGGCTTCGGCGTGCCGTCGCAGGCGATCAGCCACGCGCGGCCGTGCTGCACCGTGACCGTGCGTGCGTTGAAAGTGCCGATGACGCCATCGGCTCCGTCGGTGTTGTCGTAGCCGGTGCGGGCGACGCCGGCGCACTTGCGGGCGGCGGTGTCGTCGCCGTCGTAGGCGAAGCCGTTGGCGTCGATGCAGACGAGCGTGCCGGCGAAGATTTCCTCTCCGGCCTTGACGGCGAGCGCCTGGTCGGAGAACCCGACGGCCTCCTGACGCTGGATGTCGGCGGTTGCGGCAGCGGTTGCCATGGTCGTCTCCTCAGTTCGCCTTGAGGTACTTGGTTTCGACCTTGGCGATGTCCGCCACGGTCACGCCCATCTGCGCGAGCAACGCCTGCTCCTTGGCGTTGCACATCAGGCCGGTGACGCCTTCGCCGGCCTGCTCGGCACCGGCGATCGGACCCCCGAGCAGCCCGCTCGCGCCGGCGCCGGCCGCCTTCACGAGCCCGAGCTGGTGCGCGTACGCGTCCGCGCCTTCGAGCTTGGCGGCGATGAGGCTTGCGCGGGTGCGCGCGTTGCTCAGCA